GTTCGTACACAAGGTCAGCAATGTGTTGATACATATCTCCTACTGGTTGGTCAGGTATTAAGTTGCAGTGCTTGGCGTGACGTGTATCCCGTAATAACAGATGTAATATCTGCATACCGTTGTTGCTACAGTCCATACGTACAGGAAAGTGAGACACGTAACCGTATCCCTCTTTTGTAAACTGTTGATACTCAATACAAAACGCTAGGAATCCAAACGGTTCACTCGCTTCCATCCACCAGTCGTTAGTCATCGGGTCTTCGGCTGTTTCAAGGAACCACTTCTGATGTTTACCTACCCAATGCAACCGTTCCTCAATGCTTCCCTTTACACCCCATGCATTAGCTCCGTGGATCAACAGTCGTTCAAGGTCGTCCTCATCCACAACCTGTTGACCATCACCGAACAACAAAAGACCACGTGCTAAGTCGTTACCCTGTGGATGCAGATAAGCTGGCATATAATATACCCTGCCTCTGTAATCAACACGTGCCGGAAAGTAAACGTCGTCCCACTCCCTGTACTTCTTAGCTAGATGTAATATCTTGGCGTGTTGTAGCCTTTTGCTACGGTTACTTTCATTGCGTCGTCGTATCTTGTCCTGTTTAAACTTCCACTCACGTAATTCTTCAGGTCGTTCGTGTCCGTTCTCTAAATACGGTTGAAGTGGTATCTCGTGGAAGTCAAAGACACGTTCTAATTCGTAACACTTTAGAGCAATATCTAAAATCTTCGTGTTAATTTTCCACTTTACCTGCTGAATGTTATTCACGGACACGTAAAGATTCTTCATGCTGGCGAACTCGTAGTTACTACCGTTCGGTCGGTTCATTACAAACGGATCGTCAAAGCTTTCGTATCCTCCACTGTAAAAGTCTACCCAGTCTCTCGGTTTTGTCGGCAACGCCATACGCATCGGATCAAGCATCTCTTTCCACGTGTCAAACCTTCTTACCCAATCACTAAACTGTGCAGACAAGGTAACAATCTTCCGCTGCTTCTTTCCGAATCGTTCCATCCGAAACTCTATCAGTCCCGTGTGTCGTTCAATCTCTCCCAACAACCACGCCCCTAACGATACCTTCAGCCGGGTCTCCCAACACGTAAACCGTCGGTTATTCTTTTCAACCGTGTAAAACCGTTGCATCTTTGACCGTTTACTCTTCGGCTTTTGAACACTGAACATCTTATTCTTAGGCACGGTGTGTTCAGCTACCCGTTGTCGAGCGATCTCTTCAAATGCTTTTCCTACTTCCGATGCCAACCTACTAAAGTGACGGGTCTCTGCGTACATCTTATCTAGTACCGTCTTCAACGCTATCTGTGCTACCATTTGTGGGTGAAAGTCGGCTATGTAACACAACCAAATCGGCATGGACGGACTGTCGTCACTAACAAATCGGTTAAAGAAGTCTTCAATAGGGTCGGCTAGTTGTGGTGCAAGCTTACTTAACACACGCTTACTGCTGTCCAACTCACTACCACGCTCACTCTCCTTGTAGAACTGCTGGAACTGGCGATAGGTAGCTCGTCCCCACGCTTTCATCTCGGCTTCGATTGCGTTCACTTGGTCAGTCGTTCTCTTTCGTCTTCGTTCATGTAACAAAACCAAGTAGGAGGACGAACACGAGGTCGGTCACTTCTAACAACTTTCAACTCACTATCGTAACACAACTCATTATTACTCCAAAAAAAGTCATAACCTTTCGTGACCTGTGCAGATATGGACTCGTCTAAATGTTCCAATACCTCCTCGTGTTCGTCCGTTTCGTCCATGTTTGTTTAGTCTAGTGTTTGTTCGTACTGAGATATCACCCACTCATCGTACAAATCTTTAAGTTCTTCTCGTTCTTCGTCGGTTAATCCGTCGTCATCCTCGTAGTCAAGGAAGCTAGTCAGCCAGCTATCGTAGTCTCTCATATTAAAATACTTTAGGTGGATGATTACCTTCAGGGATGGTTAAGCGTTTCATAGACTTACCTTTTACCCACTTATTCCAAACAGCTATGCCTCCAAATATAATGTGACGGTGAGGTATTTGTTGTATACCTATGGCAGTCTGTCTTGCGTAGCTTCTGTTGATAAAGTTTCTGAACGCAAATACTGGATCACCCTCACTCAGGTTTAATCCTTTCAATAGCTTATTCACGATAAATTCATCAACACATTTACCGCTTTTTGTATTTAAGGCTAAGTGATAATGAAGAACGCCAACAGGTACTTTTGGTACTTTGAAATAGTGCTTGTACTTATCAACCAAATGACAGGAATGACTTACGGAGACTTCTTTATTATACTTATCATACACTTCCTGTATTTCATACGGCTGTATAGTTTTTCGTTGAGCACCGGCAGTCGCATCAGACAAACCTTGCTTGCTGGCCATCTTTTCTAGAACTTGCAACACCTGAGCCATCGTCTTTGTATTTGAGTGACCTGCTATGGCTAAAACATCTGAATTGGAACGCTTATGCCCTTGGTCGTATGTTTCAAACATATCATGGTCAGCATGGAAATGAGCAAAACCTTTAAACGGTTCTCCACTCATAATACACGCCAACATTCTATGCTGTCCGTCCTCCAGTTTACCCTCGCAAAAACTTATAGTCGTGCAGGGTTTCCACTTACCTTCAGACATGGCTTTGGCGTATCTACTTACCATGCCTTGGTTTATTGGTCGGTTAGCTTGTCTCTTATTGAATATCTCCTGAGCTTCTTCAGGTTCTATTTCAACATATGGGTTAGATTTTTGGTCTATTACTTTCATATCGGTTTTCTTTTTTTGGGTTGTTATTTTGTTTCATCCGCATTCACGGACACGTAAAGGTCGTATTTCTTTTGTTGCTCGTGGTCAAGAAGTTTCTGCAATTCTAGATAAAGAGGGAAGAATCGGTTATCCGGATCAATAAAATCCCCTCCCATCTCGTTTTGGTGGATGTAATACATAAGTTCCTCAATCATAATTGTCGGTTCTAAAGTTATCTCTTTCATTACAAAGCTATCCGTTTAAAGGTTGAAGTGTCAGTATGTACGCAACCATCATCGGTTGAGCAATAGGTATCGTAACAGGTAACAATCCACTCGCCACCTCGGTAATCGTCATCCTGCCAAATGTTAAAGTCAACGAACCCATCAGGAGTTTCTATCGAGTCCCAATGGTCGGTTGAAGGGTCGGTTGAGTTAATATGTGCTTTTGCACGGACACGTATGTTTTCTTTTATATCGTCGGTTAGGTTCATATATCGGTTCTTTTATTGGTTGGTATTAATCGGAATACAACATTGAAATGAATAAAATCGTAATAAATACGAAACAAAGTAGTGTTATCATGCTCATTGGTCGGTTTCCTCGCGTTCTTTGTTAATAGGATTATCGGTTGATTGTCTTATGCACCCTTCTTTGATGTTGTAATTACTGGACGGAAAGCATAGGTCAGCAAGGCAGTCTACGCATATATCTTCGCCCTCTTTGTCAGTACCTTGGAGCGTTAATCCGCAGTGTTTGCAGACAGGTTTAGTCATCGGTTAAAACGGTACGCCCACAAAATGGACAAGGTGAGCCGTCAATCGGACAAGACAAGCCTTCATCGGACGGACAAGTGTCAATAGGATGGTGATCGGTTAGCTTGTGATAAGAGTTGCAACCAAAGGTTAAGAGTAAGCTAAGGGTAAGTGGCAAGAGTTTATTCATGTCTTTTTTACTTGGTCAATTGATCGGGTAAGATAAAAGTTGTTAATATGAACACAACGCTTGCCAGTTAGGGAAGTAAAGATCAATACAACTTGACCCTTTAACTTGTCCCCGTTGTCGTCCGTGTATTCTACAATGTCTAATTCTTTTAAGTCTTTATTCATGATTTGTAAGCTTGTTTGAAATCTTTTGTCCGTCCGTCTATGCAAGTTGAATCGAATATATCAGTAGTATACCAGCCAGCGTCCATGTAAGCTTGTTGAAAGTCACAAGCCACTTTTTCTGCTGTAAACCAATCACTGGCACAACTAATTAAATATCTTCTGCCTTCATATTCTGCATAGGTTGCAACTGGATAATGTAAGCCACTAGGTTTTAATTCTCTTAAGGTTGTCATAATTAGCTTTCCTCTTTTTCAAATTCTATACCGACAAGATCAACAACATTACAAGCAAGTCCAAACTCTGGATAATGTGTAAAGTACGGCTCCTGATCAGGTTCTTTGTCGTCCCATACATCTATGTTTTTATTTTGTTCCATGAATCGGTTAAAGTTTTCAATGTCATCATCATCTAGTCCGTCAAAGTCTCCATTGAATAACGCACATAATGCATAGGATGGAAATTGATATTCGTATTGGTTTTTTATTTTCATAAGTAGGTTTTCCTTTCGTGTTTTTATTAGTTAGCATCCGTGTAAATCATACACCAGATAAGTAATAGCCATGCCCCGCAAGCCAGTAATGGAGAGGCAAGTAAGTAGATCAGGAAAGTCTTTTTAGAGGTCTTTTGTAGATGTCGGTCAAGGCTGTCATCTATGTTCGCTCCGCTCTCAACGCCATTATATGGCTTTTGATGTAATGCATAGGTTTTGAGCCGTTCGTCCATTGTCTTTTCTTTTTTCATGTTATTAATTAAATAGAGGATTTTTAGATATTCGTGTAAGTTTACGCTTTGCGCCGATTAAGGTATTACATAGATCAGGAAAAGCGTGTGAGTTATAACTGACTTTGATTTCTTCATTATGCGTTACACTATTGTAACAAATGTGAATGAAACCACCTCGATATGGTATAGTATTGAAACAATTCTTACTCATTATGCTACCATCTCCGATTCGAGCTGTTGATAAGCTTTATAGATGCCATTACGAATAAGAAAATAAGCTATCCAAGTAATGTGAGCATTTATATCACCTTCAAACTCAAAGCCATTGTCTCTGACCTCTTCCACAGCTTGGTTAAATAGCTCATGGTTATATTCACGCATCATGTTTACTAAATCCCATGCCTTGCTGTAATAAATAACATACTGACAACCATCAGCAAGTTCATGAATGCGATCAATGATTTCCATCGTATCAGGATAGTTGTCATTAATATCTTCCGCTAATGATTTGCAGTAATCTAGGTACTCTTTGTAATTTTTCATAATAGTAAGTAATAGTTTTTTTGAGTTGTGTGTTTGTAGTAATGATTAAGATTGTTTTAACTTGATAAGCTCTTTAACTTCATCAATTTTAAACTTCATCAAGATTTTTGTGGGCTCTGTCAATACATCATATTCTCTTATCAATGTATCTTCCCATTTGCGTCTTAGAGCTTTTAACTCTTTCACTGATTTATCTTGATCGACTAAAGAGCCAATTGTGCGAGTGTTTGTTGTATTCATGATAAGTAATAAGTTTTGAGTTGTTAGTAATAATGAGTTGATGACATCACCAAAAGACTATTTCTACCGATGCTACAATAACAAAATGCAAACTTTTTCACTTTGCTGTGTTTCTAATGACAACTATTAGCAAGTCTTATCAACTATCAGATCGACTAATGATGATCGTTTCTGATCGCTTTTGATCGTTTATGATCGTTTTGATGACGGGTCGAAGCGTAAAATCCAAATGCAAATTAGTTGCAATAAGGCGAACAATTGACGATTTGCTTTACTCGTGTAAACCTTTGTTAACGCAACTAACTTGCAATAAGCAAAACAATTGACAACGCTACCGACTACCTCGTCTCATAAGTCATTAACAATCAACTACTTATTTGCTTTACTCGTGTAAATTAGACATAATGACTATTATGCGAACCCTACTGATAATCAACAACTTACGAAACAACTTTTAGAGCTATGTTCCGCTGTGGTAAAAATGTAGGGGTAGCCGAGGGGTAAACAACGACCGCGTATATAGCGTAAGCCGTTCAGATTTTTCTGCCTAATTTTCGTTTAAGCTGCTTAGAAAGAGGGGCTGATAAAGTCCTCTAAGTCGTCGTCTTCGTCTATATCTTCCGGGCTAAAAATGATCTCAGCGTCTGTTAAAACGGTCAGTTTAGCGAACTCTAACACGCCGACTATGGTCT